AAACCACTCGACTACCTTATCTCTGTTAAAAAACAGATAAGCTATTCCAACTATAATCAGCAATGTTACTAAAACTAACAACAAATACCCTACGTAAAAAGAGGCAACAACTGTGCCTCCAATTAGTATGGCAGTTATTAATGTTTTAAAGCCAATAACTAGTCTACTCCACATTACGCTTTTTTATTGCCGAAACGCTTTTCAGAATTACCGAATGAAGGTGTTTTTGAAGTTGAAGATTTTCCACCACCACCACTACTACCAGTATTTTTACGTCCACCAGATACCCATTTTTCAATATCTTCAGCAGTAAGGTCATCTTTGTATGTGATGTTGTCTTTATATTTTTGATCTTTTTCAAAACCAGCACCAAAGTTACCATCATTAACAATTTCTTCTGCAGTTGCGTTATCACCAGCACGATAGACAGCTTTTAACACTTTCTTTTCTTGGATCTTGCCCATATATTTTGTGTACTCAAGTTGAATACGCATAACAAGGTCAATATCTTGTAGGTCTTCGAGAATTGCTACAGTTTTGTCTATACCTTCTTTTCCAATAGGCAAATCGCCTTCAACAGGGTCAGCAACAGTATCAATGTCAGCAACAACTAGTATATGGTTAAAAACTTTCATACCTATTTTGTTTTCTACTGAATCGCCATTGTCATCGTTACTGTTAGTAACACGTAAGTTACCGTACAGAACTTGTTCTTGACCTTCATTGTTTACGAAAAAGTTAACAACATTAGATCCTTTTTCTGACGTATCAACAAAAGCTGCTAATACAGATACGTTGTAAAAACCAGATGCTGAAATGTAGTTACTGGCTGACGCTTTAACGTCTTCTTTATTTGTGCTTTTCTTTGCAAATGACATGTTTTAGTCCCTCATGGGTTAGTAAAGGGTGTCAGCCCTTGTTGGTAATTATGGTTGCAGTATTTTAAAAACTGATTTAAAAATAGCTGGCAGTAGTACTTTATTTATATGATTTGAGTACTTTGGTAATTTAAGAACTTTTGAAGCAGGATTGTTTGATATGTGTGTTCCACCACGGTGTAAAAGATCTGCTGCTTCCCTTAGTATGTAAAAACTTTTCATAAGTTCAGCTAGTTCCCATTCTTCTTTTGCTGAAAGAGGTGTTTTAATACCGTTATCTGATAGTGTAATTTTGCCTTCTTTAAACAAACTGTTAAAATGAGTATGTGAAGTAATGTCTGTTTTTGATATATTGTAAGTTACCATGTAACCAAATCCCCAATACCAACTACAATCCCACACAGCGTCTTCTAGCCAAACTTTTGCATTATCTTTGTCTATACCTAAAAGGTAAGAAATTTTGCCAGAAGAATGTAATAGCTGTTTATTCATTAAAAGCACCATTCAGCATTGTCATTTTCTGTTTTCAAAATCATGTCAATGTGTTCTTGCAAATTGTAATAAACTTCACCTTCTGCTAGTTTTTTACTTTTAGCAGGGTTAACGTCATTTTCAATATGCTGTCTATCAGGCAGTGTTGCAATAGTAGTTCTAGCTTGATTCTCTACGCCACGATGAACAACTTTTAAATTTTCTACGAGTATAGAGTGATCTACTTCACCGTAAAAACCACCTTTGTCTTTAAACTTGCCTTGACCGATCGGTATAAGACCTTTTTTGTCATTGTCCATAACGTGATTAATAATAACTACGTTCATGCCTTCTGCTACTAAATCTTCTTGTACAAATTTAGTAAGCACTGCTGTTTCTTTATTTATATAAGAATGGATATCAAAGTTAACAAAGTTTATGTTTGCGTAATCGATTATGTCTTGCATGATTTTAGAAACTGAGTCAATTACAATTGTTTTAGGGTAAAATCCCATTTTGTCATTGTATTTTTCAACTTTATCAAAAAATCCTTCAACGTCAACTTCTAAACCGTCTATTACAACTTGACCTCCTTGTGTCAGTATTTGCATATCATAAAATGTTGGTACCATCATGTGAGGTATACTAAAAGGAAATTGTTTACCGTCTCTAGATATAACAAATGCGTCTGTTAATGTTTTTAACAGGTTAGTTTTACCAGAACCTGATTTACCGTTTACTAATATTTTTGCGCTCATAATCTAACCTTTGTTACTCAAATAAAAATGCGTCAGTTTTTTCTTCAGCTCGTCTTTCAGCTTCAGCGTCTATAGCAATTTCCCTTTGCTTTTCATACTCTTTTTCATCCAACATTCCTTGTTTGTCATCAAAGTCTGGATGTAATGGATTGTCTGTGTGACTCCAATAGTCATCTGGTACATTACTCATCATAATTCCATTCTCCAAGTTCTTCTAATCTAACTTTTGCTTGTTGTACACTTTGCATAAACTTTATAGTTTCTTTTTCTACGTGTGTTTCTGCGTTGATTTTGTAAGCTGAATAAATAAAAGCTTCTATAATTTTTCTGGAAGGAACAAATATTACTTTGCCATCTATTTCTAAATCAACTCTTTCACCGACCATCTTTAAGTCAGTTAAAAATTTGTTGCATACATTTATGTATTTTGTGTTTAGTTCAGATTGAGCTTTTTTTGATATAATTTCTTGTAATGATTGTATCATTATTTTACCTTTCTAGTTTTACATTAGCTTCATTTAAAGCATTGATAATTTTATCTACATACTCGTCAGCTTGGTCAACTGATATTATTACACCATCAGGATATTTTTCTTTTCGTCCACTACCGTCGTACATAACATGCACATCAAATCTTAAATGACCATTAGTTATTGTCCAACGACCACCTCTTTTATCTGAAAGAACTCCGTATTCTTCTTTTGTCCAAGTCACAATTACGCACCTTTAAGCCTGCTTATAAAATTTAATTTCATTTTCTTTTTGTTTTCTTGCTGAAATAGCATCTTCAAGTAAATCAAATCTTCCTAGTGATACTGTTTTGTAGTTAATAGCTATCACTGCTCTCCATTTGTTATTTCTTTTATCCCAAGACACACCTGTAACTCCTGACTTGTTGTTAGAAGAAATTCTACAGTTTCTTGATTGCGTTACTTTAGAAGCCCAACGTAAATTTTCAGGTTCATAGTTTTTAGATGAATCTATTCTGTCTATTGTGTAGGTTTCTTTTCCTGCATTAGGTAAAGACATTATGTATTTTTCATAAGCAAAAAAATCAGTAATCCATTCTTTATAAACAATGATTCCTTTTTTACCATAGTTAAAATAGTTATTATCTGACTCAACATAACAACGATGTCTCATGTGACTCCATCTTGTGTAGTTAGGTGAGTCAGTAGCGTTATTTTTTCCTGTACTTCTTCCAAATCTTGACTGTCTTTGTGCCATGTTCTTTACTCCTTAAAAAACAAATACTACCTTGTTGTGGCACGTTTGTCTACTATTATAAACCACGAAGGCGCGGATCATGCCAAATTACATGCGTTAATTCAGGATGTTCATCAGTAGCGAGACATGCATCAACACACATTTCTAACTGCCCGGTAATAAATTGCATATCTTCATCAGTAATCATTTCTGTAAGAACTGTTAATTCAGGAGGGTATGACTTTAATTGTTTACCGTTACCAGTAGGACTCATAAGACCTTCAATATTTCTGCTTACATATATAAGTCTTATACGTGTTGGTTTGTACTTTAGCTTTGTAAGAATGTAAGCATAAACAAGCAGTTGGTATTTGTAATAGTAAGGTATTGACTTAGGTTTAGTTTTTGAATGGTAAGTTTTATAATCAGATACCATACAATCGTCTTTAGTGCCTTCTAACACATCTAAACTACCACTAGCATAAAAGCCTTTTAGTATTTCTACAAAATGCCTAGATTCAATTTCTAGGTAGTTATCCATATTAGGAAGTACGTATTCATTAATAAGTACCCCTGCCATTTGTTCAAAATTATCAATTACTGTTTGAGCACAGTAATCATCATTATCTTCATGTTTATTTATGTATTCAAAAATAGCGTCTTTACTTATATCTTGTTTTTTAGCTACCATTTCAGATAAGTAATGCACTACTGTACCAAGTACTGATGACGTACTATAAGTAAATTGGTTTTCTCCAAGTATAACTTGTCTAAACCAGTTATGAGGCTTTTCAATAAAAGTACTAAATTTGCTTGGACTTATTTTTAGTACACAGTCTTTTGGTAGATAGTCAGTACTGTGGTCATAATCTAATGGATTTGACATGTTATTTCATCTCCGATAAAAAAGTTTCTACAGCCTCAAAAGATGTAATTGTATTTTTACAAGATCTTGATGGAAATAAAACTTTACAAGTACCATCATTATTTTCTTCAACAGCTACAGCTAACTTCATGTTTAAAAGTACCTTACGTGGAGAATTTGGTGCTTTAGTATCAAGCCAACCATTTTCTCTTAATTTTCCTATGTTTTGCATGTTTTTTCCTAGTATTCAATATCGTTAGTAAATTCTTCGTAGAATTCTTTTATATTTTCTACAAGTTCCTTATCAGTTAAATTATTTAAATTTTTACAAATAGTTTCAAAAACTATTTCCATAAGAGTAGATAGGTCCATTTCATCTACTGCTTTTTCTGATATATTTTTTATAAGTTGTTCTTTATTTTTTATCATGAATTTTCTCCAAAATTTTGTATATGTCTTCTAGCGGTGCGTTGTTTTTAACTTTATGTAAATTAGCCCAATTAAGACCTATTTCACCTTCAGCAACGTTACAAACAACTTCTTCTTCAAGCCATTTAGTACAAAGTATTGGAATAATATTGTCGTTAAGCCATTTAATCATTTCGGTGTCTGCATCTACTATAAAGTAAATACTGTCGTAAATAGTTGAAATTGCTTTTATGTTATTTTCATAACCCAGTTCTGAAATTCTAAAATTAATTTCGTTAACTGCTATTAGAGTTAATATGCTCCAAAATTGTACTGTTGCATTATTTATAGATCTAATTTTACCTTCAGCGTCATCTGTGTATATTCTGCAACCTAAACCTAGATGTATGTAGCCATTTTCTTGAGCAAACGGAAGTACATAGTTTTCCCGGTAATCAGTAATACCCGGGTATAAAACAGTATGGTAGTTGTTAAATATTTCTTCGGTAATTACTCCACCTTTGGTGTCATCTGGAAAACCGCCATAAGCTAGTTTAAAAGTAGGAGCTTTAGAATTAAATCTAATTTTAATAAGTTCAGGATGTTTTTCTTCATCAGTTAACCTAAAAAATTCTTTTACATAAGCTACGTTGTCAGTATTTACACCCATATACTTTTCTATTTCTTTTTTAAAGTAACCACAAGCGTTGAGAGAGTGACCATCTAAGTTTTCTAGAAAAATATTTTGTTTGTTTTTATCACCTGACAGATTTGCAATGCCTCTGTCTTCTAAAGCACCTAAGTCTACTGCATATATAACTTTGCCTTCAGGAGATATAAAACACTCTTTTAAGGGCTTTGCGTATATAGACTTAGAACTAGGCATGTTAAGCAGGTTAGGCGAGTTAGAGGTTGGTCTGAAGCTCTTAGCACCGAACAATTTAATGTTACCGTACAGTACACCGTCAATTGTAAAACTATCAAATGCTGCTAAAAAGTTATTTTTTATAATTCCACTAAATGAATGGTCAATAAACGCTTGTAGTACATCTAAAAGATCTTCATCTGTTTCAGTATTAAATAACATTTCTATGTTTTTACGGTTCCAACTGGCATCACCTGTTTTACTTGATAACGTAATAGGTTCTATTTCCAGCATATTAAAAAACGTTTGAAGTTGTTTAGCACTTGCAGGATTAATGTCAGGAACTATTACAGGTATATCAGATTTTTTGTATCTAGGTTTATTCCACAGTCTTGCTTGTTCTTTTGCTAGATTAATCATTCCAGTTTCAACAGTAAGATTTACAGGAGAAAGAGTTCCGTCAATTGCATTAGTTAAAAACCTACTTTTTAAAAATTGGTTTGTTTTTTTAAGCTCTGGTATTGTCCATTTTTCTTTACATTTATCATTAAGTTTTTGATTTATTAAAAAAGCATTTACAACATAAGTTCTATGAGTAATATTTTTAGTATTAAATTCTTTTAAATAATAATGATATGTTCTTACAGAAACAAGTACTTTATCTTTGTATTCTTTAACTAATGCAGGGTATACATGTTCTTTGTATTGCTCTATAAGTGGATTTTTATTTAATCTTTCTGTTACAGAAGTTAAAACATTATCGATAGTTAATCTCAGTTTTTCAACTGCTTCTTGGTCTATAGGGATACCTTCTAGAGTCATTTTAATAATGTCAGGTATTAACTGCTTTACAACGTTTTTGTAAAAATAATCAGGATCATCATCTGATGGATCAAATTCTGCTGGGTAAGGTACAGGCAGTAATTGCCAAGGTCTTAGCTGTGTGTTACTCATAGTGCACCATATACCTTTTACTGTTATCTATTGAGTTACGACATAACTCATCAAGTTCTTGTAAGTGTTCATCAACACCAAAAATATCGTCTAGCTTTATGTTGACTGATTTAATACCACCACCAGAGCTTTTGCCATGAAGTTTGTAACCTTCCCGTACTAAACGAAATACCATCAGTGTATGTTGGTTTTCTGTGTCCGTTATACGGTAGTTGAGTAACATGTACCTTCCTACCACAACGTCAAGTGCAGCAGCCAGATCTCTAAGATTTTTGTAAACCATTAGATTTCTCCGTTATAGTCCATTAAGTTAATAAACTTTATAGTACCATCGTCATCTTTAGTTACTTTAAAATTTAAAGCTTCTGAGTTTTGGTCTAGATGTATTCCTCTAGCTAGTTTAGCTGCTTCCCTATGGCTTTCAGCTTCTAACTGAATTTCCCATTTAACTGTGTATTCAGTCATGTTTTATTCCTCAGAACTATCTGAAATTTCACAAACACTAGTAGTAGTTAAACCACAATTGCATTTATAAATAGCTTCGTTGTTTTCAGTGTTTTGTACATGTTCAAAGTTTTGTGATTTTCGTCTTGGCATATCAGAAGGAAACATTTCCCATTCACCACAGTCACAATAAATAGTTCTTATCTCATTGTCATGTTCAGTCATGTTTAAATTCCTTTAATTGGTACCACAGTTTTACAACCATC